ATTCTTTCAGCAACAGGTGAAACTAATGTTGATATAAATTTAAACCCTAAAGGAACAGGTGTACTTAAAAGTGCAACTGCTGCAGTTAAAATTGCAGGTAAAGAAACTATGTGGGTTCCAGCAGCAGCAATGTATGGAACTACAACTGCGGGTGCTGATGCACAGCAAGTTGAAACAACAGCTGGTAGACCTGATATGAAAGTATTAGATTTTGATGCAAGTGCAGATGAATTTGCACAATTTTCAGTAGCTTTTCCTAAATCATGGAATGAAGGCACAGTAACTTATCAAGTATATTGGGCTCCAAGTAATACAAATACAGGAAATTGTAAATTTGAATTTCAAGGTGTATCTGTCGGTGATGGTGATACTATTGACGTTGCTTTTGGTTCAGCAGTGTCAGTTATAGATGCAGGTATAGGAACAGTAGAAGATCAACAAGTTTCAGCGGAGAGTGCTGCAGTTACAATTGCAGGATCTCCTGCAGTAGATCAACTAACTTATTTTCAATTATTTAGAGATGGAAACGCAGGTACGGATACTTTTACCGGTGATGCAAGAGTTCTTGGTTTAAAAATATTCTTTACTACTGACGCAGCTAACGACGCATAAGGAATTTAGATATGAGAGATTTAAAAAATAAACTTACTTCAGGTAAGAACACAAAAAATATACAAACCAGAAAAGGTAAATCTTTTGGTTATCAAGTTTTAGGATTTGGTGCCGGGGGTAGTACTACTTTTATAGTAGCGACAGGTGGTACTATAACAACATCTGGAGATTGTAAAATTCATACATTTACAGGAGATGCAACTTTTGCAGTTACTTGTGCAGGATCCCCTTCAAATAATATAATTGCTTATATGGTTTCAGCAGGCGGTGGTGGATCTGGTGGTAATGCTTTTCATATTGCAGGTGGTGGCGGTGGCGGAGCAGGCGGATTTAGAGAAGGAAGATGTGCTACAATGACACCCTACACAGCAAGTCCTCGTGTAGTAACAGGTGTAACAGCATCAGTTGCTTCTTTTCCAATTGTAGTTGGTGGTGGTGGTCAGGGTGGTAAAGGATTTGGTCCAAGTTTGCCCGGTACCCCTACTGCAGGTTCTGGTTCAGAATCATCAGCTTTAGGTATTACATCAACTGGTGGTGGAAGGGGTGGTCAACCTAATAGTTCACCGGCACCTTTAACTTTTGTTAAAGGCGCACCCGGTGGTTCTGGTGGAGGAACTGGTGGAGGTAATTCTAGTCCTGCTGGTGGAGGAAATGATCCTGTAATAAGTCCACAACCTCAAGGTTCACCCGGTGGAGTAGGAAGTACTTCTTCTCAAACTTTAGGTGGTTCAGGTGGTGGAGCAACCGGAGCAGGCTCAACCGCTCCAGGTTGTAGTCCCCCTCCCTCAGCACCAGGTAGAGGAGCAGGAGCAACTACAAGTATTAATGCATCTCCAACTCTTTATTCAAGAGGAGGAGCCTATAGTCATTATAATCCAAGTGGTTTTAATCCAATTGGACCAGCACCAGCTAATTCAGGTAATGGTGCAGATGCACAAAACGCAGCACCTGCTCCTAATGTTCCTCAAACTGCTTCTAATTATGATGGATTAACCGGTGGTTCTGGTATAGTAATAATAAGATACAAATTTCAATAGGAAGTAGTTATGGCACATTTTGCAAAAATAACAGAAGAGAACGAAGTATTAGCAATTCATGTTGTAAACAATTCAGACATACTTAATGCTGATAATGTTGAAGATGAAACTGTTGGACAAGCTTATTTAGAACAACACAGTAACTGGCCGGCACATCTATGGATTCAAACTTCATATAATACATATGGTGGTAAACATTATACAACAACACATGATTCAGAAGGTAATCAAACAAGATCAGAATCGACAGATCAAACAAAAGCATTTAGAGGAAACTACGCAGGTATAGGTTATACTTGGAATGAGGATGATCAAATTTTTTGGCCTAAAAAACTTTATGCATCTTGGGTAAAAAATAATTTAGAAAGTACATGGCAATCACCTATTGGTAACGCTCCAGAATTAACAGCTGAACAAATTTCACAAAACGAAGCCGGTACTCATTTGTGGATATATAAATGGGATGAAACTAATACAACTTGGGACTTGACAGACTACAGAGCATAAATTAAAAATGGTGGTGGTATGCAAAAGAAAGTATTAACAGAACAAGCTTTATATTATGGGGATGTTTCAATGCCGAAACATTGGGAAATAGATAGAGTTGAATTATCCCATCAAATTTTACATTCTAGTTTAACTAATGAAGAATTAAAATTTTCAAGAACTTATGATAAATTAAATACTTATATAAAAAATTATATTGGTCTTAATTATGATATTAATTTAAATAACAAATCAACATGGGGAAATATCTATAAACCCAATGAAACAACAATTCCTTTATTAAATATTAATCCAGTGGATTTACAAAACTCTCCAGACTTTACTATGCTTTATGGTGTTAAAGTTAAAGATTGTTTTGTTAGAATAAATTATGATGATAATAAACGTAAAGGAAAAAGTTGGGATATAGAATTTAAAAATAATATGTTTATTATGTTTCCTTCAACTAATATGTATTACATAACTAATAATCAAAAGGATGGTTTAAATTTTGTACAGACTATAACTTATGATTACATCTAATTACTATTGGTATTTTAGTGGTGTAATACCACCAAAATTATGTGATGACATAATTAAACACGGTTTATCAAAATCAGAAACCATGGCACGAACAGGTGGCTATGGTGATAAAAAATTAACTAAAGATCAAATTAAAAATATGCAAAGAAAAAGAAAATCAGATTTAGTTTGGTTAAATGATACTTGGATTTATAAAGAATTACATCCTTATATACACAAAGCTAATAAATCTGCTGGTTGGAATTATGAATGGGATAGAAGTGAATCTTGTCAATTTACAAAATATAAACTTAATCAATACTATGATTGGCACTGTGATTCTTGGGATAAGCCTTATGAAAAAGAAGGACCTGACAACGGTAAAATTCGAAAACTATCTATGACTTGTCAGTTAACCGATGGTTCAGAATATGAAGGTGGAGAACTAGAATTTGATTTTAGAAACTATGATCCGCATATGAGAGAAGAAGCTAAACACTTGAAACAAGCAAAAGAAATACTTCCTAAAGGAAGTATTATTGTGTTTCCATCATTTGTATGGCATAGAGTTAAACCCGTAACGAAAGGAACAAGATATTCATTGGTGATGTGGAACCTTGGATACCCCTTTAAATAATATGAATATAAATGAATATTTTAACACAGCAATTTGGTCTGAACAAAAACCAGAATTTATAAAATCGTTAACTAAAGCATCTGATAAATATATTAAAGCTGCTAAAAATTTTCCTGAAGCTAAAGCACATATAAAAAAATTTGGAGACTTTGGAAGAAGTTATCACTCAACACCTCTTACAACTGATAATGATTTTAGAGATTTTAGAGATTACGTAGGTCAAAAATCTTGGGAATATTTAGATCATCAAGGTTATGATATGTCACAATACACTACAATGTTTAGTGAGATGTGGGTACAAGAATTTGCTAAAAAAGGGGGTGGACATCATTCTGCTCACATACATTGGAATCAACACGTATCGGGATTTTATTTTTTAAAAGCAAATGAAAAAACATCGATGCCAATATTTCATGAGCCTCGGACTGGAGCTAGAGCTACAAAATTAAAAATGAAAAATAATATAAAAGAAATTCTTAATGGTAATGAACTAATTCATTTTAAACCTCAACCCGGAACATTAATTATATTTCCAGGTTATTTAGAACATGAGTTTTCATTAGACTTTGGAATAGAACCTTTTAGATTTATACATTGGAACATACAAGCAGTGCCAATTGAAATGGCTAAAGATGTTTAAGAAAAAAAAATATACAGTTATCCGTCAAGCAATCAATAAAGATTTAGCAACTTTTATTGCAAATTATTTTATGATGCAAAAACAAGTTTATGATACTTGTAGAGCACAGAGATATATTTCACCCTTTGAAAATATTATAGGTCACTATGAAAGTAAAGATCAACAGATACCGGAAACTTATAGTCAGTATTCTAATATAGCTATGGAAACCTTAATGTTAAAATGTCAACCTAAAATGGAAGAAGCTACAAGTCTTAAATTATACCCAGCATATACTTATGCTAGAATTTATAAAAAGGGCGATATCCTTGAAAGACATAAAGACAGATTTAGTTGTGAAATATCTACAACCATGAATCTAGGTGGTGATGAGTGGCCAATTTATTTAGAGCCCTCAGGAGAAGTAAATAAAAAAGGTATTAAAATAAATTTAAAACCAGGTGATATGTTAGTTTATTCTGGTTGTGAGTTGGAACATTGGCGAAATAAATTTAAAGGTAATGAATGCGTACAAGTATTTCTTCATTACAATAACAAAAAAACCCCAGGGTCTAAAGATAATATGTTTGACAAACGTTTACATTTAGGTCTTCCATCTTGGTTTAAACGATGATATATCCCTATAATGGAGACAGTAATCCACCATACCTACTGTCTCCTTTATAAGGATTTTATATGTTACAAAAACTAGGATTTTTACCAGGATTTAATAAACAAGTTACATCTACCGGAGCCGAGTCGCAATGGACAGGTGGAACTAATGTTCGTTTTAGGTATGGTACACCAGAAAAAATAGGTGGTTGGAATCAATTAGGTGATAGTAAACTTACTGGTGCAGCTAGAGGGTTACATCACATGGTCAATAAACAAGGTATTAAATATGCTATTATTGGCACTAATAGAATTTTATATGCATACTCAGGAGAAGTTTTTTACGACATACATCCTTTAGTTAATCCATTAGGCACAGCTATTACAAGTGCATTTAGCACAACTAACGGTCAACCGGAAGTTACTATTACATTTTCAACTACAACCACTTTTCAAGAAGGTGACATTATATTATTTGGTGATGTAAGTACTTTCAGTGCAATAACTAATTCTAATTTTGGAGCATTAGATTTTGCTGATAAAAAATTTATGGTAACAAGTGTACCTAATGCTACTAGCATTACTATTACAATGCCTTCTAATGAAACGGGATCTGGTGCAACAACATCAGGCGGTATAACTTTTTTTCAATATTATCACGTAGGTCCAGCAGAACAAGTTGGTGTTTTTGGTTATGGTATATCTCAATATGGTGGAACAGTAACTGCTCCTCAAACAACTACACTTAATGGAGCGTTGTCTGCTAACTCAGCAGGAACAGGTGGAACTGGAACTAGTATTATTTTAACATCTGTATTAAATTTTCCAACAACAGGAACTAATTTTATACAAGTAGGCACTGAAGAAATTTCTTACACAGGAGTAAATACAGCAACAAATACTTTAACAGGAATAACTAGAAACGTTAGGGGGACAGCAAATGCTCTTCACAACACAGGAGCTACCGTTACAAACTACAGTAGTTTTTCTGGTTGGGGTCAATCATCAGCTGACACGGATACTGTAGCTGAACCCGGTCTATGGGCCTTGGACAATTTAGGTAGTACATTGATTGCTTTAATTTTTAATGGTGAATGTTTTAAATGGAATTCTGATTTAAATAACGCAACAACAACAAGAGCCGTAATTATTTCTAATGCACCAACAGCCTCAAGAGATATGTTAGTATCAACTCCGGATCGTCACTTAGTATTTTTTGGAACAGAAACAACTATTGGAGATAAAACTACACAAGACGATATGTTTATAAGATTTTCATCTCAAGAAAATATAGAAGACTATCGACCTACAGCAATCAACAGTGCTGGTACACAAAGACTGGCCGCTGGATCACGGATCATCGGTGCTAAACTTGGTAGAAATGCAATTTACATTTGGTCAGACACTTCTTTATTTACTATGAGATTTGTTGGAACTCCTTTTACATTTGCTTACGAGCAAGTTGGAACTAACTGTGG